TTCAGAATGATAAGGTACGCAACTAAAGGTAAGAGGATAGCAGATAATTTGTACTTTAGTTTTGATTTCCCCGCTAATCAATGTGATCATAAAGCATGTAATTGCGTAGTAAAGGTTAGAGGGAAGCATGTTGTGACACAGGATTACCAGTTTGACATAAGTCTGAGTGACTATGAAAAATCGTTAGCGTCTTTTGCAATAGATTGTGGTTCAAAGTATGATCATGTTGCGGGATTTCCAATTAAAAAAGAAGGGGATAAGGAGCAGCTTTACTTTTTGACAAAGCTGGTACCGAAGAAAGGGCGCACAGTTAATATGCGCGTAGTGCCGGCACCGATGTCCCATTACAAGTATCCGACAGTAGCACCGTATATTCGACCGCATTACTCTATTTATGATATAATCAAACGAGCGGATATGAGGTACTGGGACTCAAAAGGAATCTCAACGGATGCAGTGCAGAGATGTTGGTGTGATAGCGTTAATATGAAGAAAGACACACTAGTAGCATTATGCTTAAATAAACTTTCGATTTATAATAATGTTTATGGCAAAATAAATGGGCGACCGATGTTCGTGGCGGCCGCTGATGGGTTGTTCGATGGTCATAAGTATGCAGATGCAGTGGGAGAAATGGTGCGAGAGACTCACGTGACAAGTACGGCAACCAAGGAAGCTTTCAAGCATTTACCTCAGGCTTTAGATCTCCTTTATCTTCATTTAGGTACAAAGGACAAAATAGGGAAGTACGATTCAACGATAGAGATGTCCAACTGTAATAGTTCCTACTTAGGTTCGGCTGAGGGCCTTCAGCGAGGGTATGAGGAGCGGATAAAATTAGACGATGGAACGTGTTTGCGAATATCTCCAAGTTCAAAGAAAGCGGAAATGTTCCTGCATGATATACGAATAGTAATGAATTGGTTAGAACATGGAATACCTTTTCAGACGTATTGGGACGCTAAAGAAAAAAATGAAATACGTTATACTCGTACGAAGCAAGAGGATGACAAGGCTTGGAATGATTTCTTGCATTCGGTTCGTCTTTTTGTCATTCCGAGTGGTCCTTTTATTATCCTTGAGAGATTACTGTGCACAATGCGCCATCTGATAGAGCGAGGTGGATGCATCACAATAGGTCATTGTTGGTCTGGTGGGGGTGCAGCCAGACTGGCGGAACGAGTAGGTATAACATTAGCGAATTGTTTTGCACTAATAATGGTCGAAGGCGATATTAAAAAATTCGACTTATCAGTGTTGGCCTGCTTAGTAGACTTGTACGTAAGTTCCATGCTAGTATATGAGAAACCAGGAAGCATAATTTATGATATAAAGAAGAAAGCGCTGACGTTATTAATGAACCAGTTGATAGCGCGTTTGACTCACGTTTTCGCTTCCATATGGGCAATAATAATGGGAGAAGTCCCGAGTGGTTGTTTTGATACCTCCCATATGGACTCATGGATAATGTGCTTGTACTTCTTCTTATTTGCAGTATGGCAGAGTGCACATGCTCCGCCAGAGCATACGGAGTTGATAGAGGCTCATTTGTTACGTCCCTTAATGGTGGGTTATGGAGATGATCACATTTACAATAAGAGTGAAGATGCTATAGTCTCGTCTTATTTGGGAGGTCATGAGTTTGCTGAATTTATGAAGGTTCATTTTGGTGCAGATGTTCGAGATCTGGAAGATGGGATCCCGTTTATTTCACTGACAAACAATGGTTGGTTGCTGAGAAAAGGAACAACGTTTTTGAGGCATCAAATGGTATTGAATCCCTACGCTGATAGACCAAACCAGCCTTGGTGTCTCCCATTTCGTGAAACATGGGAGTATGTGATAAGAGCAGTGATAGGAAGAGTCCCTAAGGAGCGAGATGCCTTGGATGTGGCATTGTCATGTTTAGGCCACGTCTATGGAACTTATGCGTCGAACCAGGACGCGTATGACAGATTGTGGGCTATATTCCAAGAGTGTTGTTTCTTTCTGCAACAGAACCCGAAAGAGGTGGCTAGGTTAGCATTGGGCAGACTTAATGCACAAGACTTAGGGGAGCTTCGTCGTCGAGGAATTTCCAAGGAGGATTTAGAGGAGGGATTCCCCACGATGGAACATTTGATAAAGAAGAATGAGATCGATTTAACGCGTCATGAAAGACTTGAACCATTGGAGTTGAATTATGACTCGGAGTATTTTGATTAATTTAGAATAATAATAA